AACTGGATCATTATCTAGATTGTTGACTACCCATTTTCTCATATTGGTAAAGTCTTTTTCTTTTAATAATGATATTAATTTGTTTAAGTTATCATCTGAAATATTTGCTAGTATACCTGTATCTATTTTCCCACTTACAGAATATCTTTGTAATTCATTTAGTATTCTTCGATAGTCTGGGAAATGCTTATTTATAAGTTCGGCAACAACTGCCTCATCAAAAGGTATAGTTTGCTCTTTAAGAATAATGCCAACCTTTTGAAACAGCTTACTTGCAAGTACAGGTCTATCTTTGTTGGCAATCTTGAAATCTATTGTTGAGAATCTACTATGTAATGGTTCGATAAGTCTATTCTTAAAATTGCAAGTGAGGATAAATCTACAATTCTTATGGAACTCTTCTATGAACCCACGCATAGCAGGTTGTGTCGATTGTGGGTTTAGATAATCTGCTTCATCTAGTATAACAACCTTCTTACCACCTGATAATGATACCGTGGAGGCAAAGTTTTTGATCTTGGTTCGAAGGGTGTCAATACCAGATTCTTCAGATCCGTTAATAAACATATAGTCAGCACCCATTTGCTCACATAGCGCTCTGGCTACTGTGGTTTTACCACATCCAGGAGGCCCTGCAAGAAGTAGGTTTGATATCTCACCTCTATCTACAAAGGACTGAAAGGTCTCCTTTATATCTGAGGGTAAGATACATTCATCTATTGTTTGAGGTCGATACTGTTCGACCCATAAGAAATCACTCATTTACTGATTTTACTATCTGGCTCCAATGCAATCCAATATTCAATTGGTTTAACTTTGTTTTTAAAGTGTGATATAGATTTACTTGAAACAGCAACATCATAATCACCAGGTACAATCTTTAAATTCTCAATCTTAAAATTAAATGTGAAATCAGCAGACGCTTCAGTACCAACGAATTCTGAATGTTCATTATGAGTAGTATTCTTCTTATCATGGACTTTAAGGAAAACTTCAGAACCTTTTTTACCAATCAATGATAAATCAGGAAGTTTAAGTTGAGCAGCGTGTTTCATTAATACATTTAACATACTGTCCTTTAATTCAAAACTAACATCAGCTTCAGGCATTACTACATCTTTTTGAGGTGTGGTTACAACTGTTTCATCTGAATAGAAAAATTTAGTTTCTGATCTAGAACCCTTAGTTCCGATAGACATATATTTTTCATTACTAAAATCTATTTCTGGATCAGTTTTAATAGATATAACACCTAGTAATTCTGATAGATCATATATTGCAAATTTCTTATCAAACGATTCTGAGATCGTTGCCTTTGCCAATATATTTTTCATTGTTGAGATAGTAGATAATTCACTACCTGGTTTCACTAGAATATTTGTATTGATCTCCGAAAAGTTTTTCAATACTTCTAATGTTTGGTCACTTACTTTCATAATTTGTTTCCTCACTCATTAATAATATGATATAATGTACAGCCTTTAATAAGTCCATTCTATTATACCCGTTCTTTTTTCCATACCGGCACAGATACTTTATTGCATTTGCCTGGCAGAAATCTTTATTGATATCCAAGTGTCTTAAAATATCTTGTACTTGGAATCCAGAATCAGATATTGATTCATTTAAATTTACTGTTGAATAGTGTTGTTGGTAGGTAGACTCTAAATAAGTCTTAATTTCTTCTACAATTTTTTCTTCGCCGTATTTCATAATCACCTTCTTTATAATATAGTGGGTATTGTTTGTGGCACAATACCCAAAAGCCTTATGGTGTCTTTTAGCAAGACACTCTACCTCTACTAGGTCTTATGAATTGCCTAGCAGTACTATTTATACGATTAGTAAGCGTATTTAGTACCATAAAGTTTCTGAATCCCAGCAGCAACTATTGCTTTTGTTGGGGTTCCAACTCTATATGAAGTGTTGTTTCCATTAGTACCAGTATTGGTATTAATGTAGATCATATGACCTTCACTTCTTAGAGTATCAATCATCGCTCTAGGTGAAACTAGATCGAATCTTGATCTTAGAGTCTTCCAGAAAACTGGTTGACCTTTTGATAAAAGGTTTAATACCTTTTGTTTTTTTGATAGTTTAGCTCTTGCCATTCTATTCTCCTTCTGTTTTGCCGTCTCGCAGTTTCTCATATTCAAGTTCCATGACGGCGATGGAATTCTGAATTCTTTTTTTATGATCTTCGATCACGCAATCTCTTCATTCGTTTATCTTTAGCAACTCTTCTTAAAGACTCTTTATGTTTTCTTTGTCTCTTTAAAGTAGGCTTCTCATACGACTCTCTTAATCTTATCTCACGAAGGATACCTTCCTTCATTAACTTCTTTTTTAACTGGCGAATAGCCCGTTCTACATTATTTCCCTTGACTATTACTTGTACCATATTCTTTGTCTATTTGTTCCTTTATGTAATCCATAAACCAAGGGTTATCTACGAACACTTGCATTATGCCATTTGCCATTGTGTTAACAATCTTTTCTTCTTTATTAAACTTCTCCATTGTATCAACCATACCATATTGATATACGATACCATGCATAACTTCGTGTAGTAAAGTATTGGCACCGTGTAGTGTCTCAACATAATCACCTCTTAAACCAATCTTACGATCATTATTAAAGAACTCGCCTACAGCCTCTTCAGTAGTAGCGAATGATTCAGGCCATATATCAATGCCATATTTTTGATAACCAATTTTAATATCTTTTTCTAGTTTACTCATATCTCTATTATACTAAACTTTTTACTAATAGTCAAGCCTTTATTTAAAAAACTACACCAAAGACTATTACGGCCTTTGGTGTAGCAAGGACTATGATAAATTTTAGTAGTTAGTTTGATCTACTACCTCCTCATTATCATTGGATTCCTCTTCTTCTAAGTCCTCTTGTCCATAATTTGACACATCTTCTCCAGCGTCAACTTTGGTATAGAGGTCTAAGAAACTTGCCTTTGTATCATCATCAAATCTATTGACACATAACTCAATAGCCTTCATTTTATCTTTAAAGATTGAGTAGGCCTCTACAATGTGGACTAATCGTCTAGTGGATATGATCTCGTCAATACCACCATCATAGTAGGTTCTTCTAATTACATCTGCCCAGGTCACTAAGTTTTGAGCAAACTCTTCGGCAGTTTTGTTTATCATATCTTTGGTAGATAATACATTTGATAAAATCTTATTCTCGATCTTAACAGTAGGATAAGACTGTTCAACTGTGATAGGAAATCTCTCAAGAAATGCCTCGTTCAGTACATTGGTACCGATAAACTTTCCACTATCAGATCCCTGCCCTTTAGTATTGGCAGTAGCAACGACTGTGAAACCATCTTTTGGTTTAACATACTTATTAATCTTCTTAACAAAGATACCGTTTCCTTCTAAGATAGGTTGTAAACACATAATCTTATTTGAAGCAAGGTCAATCTCGTCTAAGAGAAGAACAGCGCCTCTTTCCATTGCCTCGATAACTGGCCCATTCTGCCAGACTGTATCGCCATCACGCAATCTATAACCACCGAGTAGATCATCTTCATCGGTCTCAATCGTAATATTGACACGGATCAATTCTCTATTCAATTCGGCAGCAGCCTGGGTGACATTTAAAGTCTTACCATTACCAGATAAACCAGTAATGAACATTGGATAAAAAGATTTAGATTTTAATATTGACTTGATATCTTTGAAGTGGCCCCAAGGGACAAATTCTTGAAACTTGTTTGGCACAACTTTGCCTTCAAGACTTGAGACAATATAAGCTGCCTTAGTCTCTATTTCATTTTCGATAACAGGTTCTGGTTTAACAATTTCAGTTTTAACTGATACTGAACCACCAATTGGTAATTGATATTGACCTCTAGAGATTTTATACTTATCATTCTTCAGCCAAGATTGGTTCTTATAACCATTCTCTTTCTGGAAAGAATTGATATCATTTCTAGAAACAATATCAGTACCGAGAGCAGAATACATCGCCTCGGCAAATTGTTTTTGATTTTGATTCATATTATAGTCCTTTTGTTTTCTTTAATATACTATTAGGCTAACATTTTTTTTAGTGAAAAACAAGCGAATAATGGATTGTAAGTCATTGTATTATAAAGGTTAACCATGATTATCTTAGAGTGTTGCAAAAATGCAACACTCTTTTGAACGAAATTAGTCAATATTTTCAACTATTTCACTTGATTCGGCAGACGCTTCTGCTTCTGCAAAAGTTTCTTCCAGAGAAGGTAATCTATACTCTCCTCTTCCCACTCTATATTGATGGTCTTTCATCAACCAAGCAGGTTTCTTAACGCCAGTTTTGGCACCTAGATCAATAATATCTGATCTAGAAATGGTGCCTGAAAGGCCGTTTTCATTCGCAACTTTCACGAACTCTTTTTGTTTTGTATCTAACATAATGTTCCCTTCTATTAGATGTTTAAGCGACTAGTTTTATAAAACGGTTAAGAACGACTCGACTTTGTAAACTAGAATTTCTAGATTTAGAAAAGAGTCGTTTCAACTCACCCGTTTTAGCATTTTCAGATGGGGTCGCCATAGCCTCATCGGAAATCTTCATTGAATTGGAATTAATTGTGTACTGTTCATCATAAGGTGTATTGTGTTTACCTTTCTCAGCAATAACCACTTTATCTTTTTTCCATTGTTGTTTAAGTATTGTTTCTGTTTTAGGAGACAATCTTCTATAGCCATCTTGACCAAGAGTACCGTGTGTTTCTTGGTGTTGCCACATATCTAACCCTCTTCTACTTTGAATATAGAAATTAACAACCTTAGTACCAGTCTGATCTCTAAGTGAATTAATTAAAGCGTTAGTAAACTTTCTGCCATCAGCAGAATACTGGCGTCTAGTCTTTTTATTTACTATGAATATGTTTTTTCCAGCGTCAGGGAACCAACCAGATTGAGTAGGATCCATTCTCACGCAACCTCTATCTGAATGGCCGTCAGTCAATAATATAGTATTCATTTTATCAATACTATATTTGTTTTGAAACTCGGGAACTAGTGTATGAAAATGAATCAAAGCGTCATTAAGTGGTGTTGAACTCATACCATATTCACTAGGATAAGAAAGATACTCATAACAATTATACTCACTATCTCTATAAAATCTATTTGATATTGTTTTAGCAAGGGTATATAGGTTATATAAGTTAGTATCAAAGTCTCTATTATTCATTGTAGAGGAAGACCATTGTATCAAATTGTAATCTTCATCAACTCTAGTATCACCCAACTTGTATTTTACAGTAGCACAATTATCCTCATCTCTTCTATAATATCTACCACTACTTTTACCCATACCATTAGTAAATCCATAAACTTCGTAAGGAACATTGATCTTACGGCAGAACATAGTCAACTGTACTAACTGTTCGGTAGTCTCTAGAATTTTATCATTCATAGATCCTGACCAGTCAATTAATAACATTAAGCCATGATTTTTGCCATCAGGCAATATAGTTAATCTTTTGAATACATCATCAGCATATTTGTATGAATGTAATTTAAGAGGATCAATCACGCCAGTTTTATCTGAACTAGCACGAGCATATAAAGCAGCAGATTTTTTCTGTTCAAATTCTTTTACAAGATACATAACTGTTTTAAGTGATCTCTTTTTGAATCTATTGTATTCTATTTTAGAATTAGCAATAGCCTTTCTAACTTCATCCTCACTATAATAATATCGAGGTGATTCATTAGATATATCAGTAAAGTATTTTTTAAAGTCTTTAATAACTGTTTTGTAATCAACTATGATATCTTTATTATCAAATTTATGTAAATAAGCATACTCATTATCAGGACACTCTCTATCAGTAAGAGTCTCTTTTTGAGATTCCCAAATTCTGTCAGTTTCAGAAATTGCCTGATCTAAGTCCTCTGATTTACCAGCGACACCAGTAGAACTTGGGTCCTCATCTTTTTTATTATCGTTATTTTTGTTATCTTTGTTTTTAGTATTCTCTGAGCCTTCGTTTTCTTCGTCAGTCTCTTCCTCAGTAGAACTATCTTTTGATTCTACTGGTTGAGCATTTTGTTTTTCTTCGTCTGTAAGGTCATTAGGATTAACTTCTTCAAATGAATGGTCATCAAAATCTATTTCTTGATCTCTACCTTTTTCTTCTTTCTCAACATTACAATATTTTTGTAATTTCTTAGAAACTTTAATCACATCTTCAGGTGTTTCTAACTTTTCTATCATTTCAACAAACTTCATTTCTTCGTTAGTGAATTCTACATTGGAAGATACATGGGAAGATTTAAAATGAATATTAAGTCTATCAATTAATAGGTACTCATTAATATCTTTATCAACTGTGCCAAAGAAATTATCAGCAATCAATTCTCTATAACCACGAATGAATGATTGTCTTAATCCGTTATATTTTCTTTTAATAAGTTTTTCAATACGAGCATCCTCAACGACATTTACTATTGAATGATTAATTTTTTGTTTATGTGCCTTCTTTAATAAGGACATTGGTGTATATAAAGCATGACCAACTTCGTGGGCCACAAATAAGTCGGTGACTGGTTCAGATAAATCTTTTTTCCAGATCGGAATAGTTAATACCCGATTTTGTACATCAAAAGAAGCAGTCTGTGTTTTCTTATATTGAACTTCTAGATTTTCAGTAGCCAGAAGGTTCGCAAGATATGACTTTGATTCTTGATTTATAGTGTATTTCTTTTTCATATGACATAATGCTAACATTTATTGGTACCAAAAACAAGCAAATAATGGATTATTCCACTACTTTAAGTCATTGATTTTATTAGATAAAAAATATAAATTGAAAAGTGTTGCAAAAATATCACACTTTTTACTTGAAATTTGAGGGATAATTCTTATATATATTAGTATGAGACGCCGATTCGGGTCTCTATAACAACTCGCTTTTGGAAAGGAGACAAATAATGAACACCAAAAGTCTATCATTTTGGTCTGATTTCAGACCTCACACAATAGGGTTCGAAAATATATTCGATAATCTCGATTATTTACGAACTGTCCCAAACAACAACTATCCCCCATATAATATCAGAAAGATCAATGAAGAACATTGGGCTATTGATATCGCATTGGCAGGATTCTCTAAAGAAGATATACAGGTTGAACATAAACCAGATGAAAATTCTCTGGTTATTAAATCTGTAATATCTAAAGAAGAAAAGGAAGTCGAAGATAATGACGGCCTTCTTCATAGGGGTATATCTAAACGCCAATTCACCAGATCGTTCAGTATCGCTGATGATGTACTAGTAAAAAGTGCAAAATTAGAGAACGGAATGTTGTCTGTGGAATTAGAGAGAATTATTCCTGAAGAGAAGAAACCTAAGATTATTGATATTAAATAGTCTTTTTGACGCCCTAGGATCACCGAGGATGGTGGTATCTAGGG